CGAGCTGTGGTCGTTCAACGCGGAAGCGAACAGGCAGCCGTACCTCGGCGCCTACTGGGAGGGCGACTTCTGCCGGCTCTCACTCGCCAGCTACGACCCGGCACGCGGTGTCGGTGACCCCTACCTGTTCGAGGGCGCAACGTACGACCGGCGCATCACTGCCCTCTCGGGCGACGCGAAGGGCATCACCGTGGGAATCACGACGCAGGCGGTGATCTGATGGGCAACGGCTACGACAGCCCATCACAGGGCCAGTTCGGTGACCTGGTCGCTGAACTGCATCGGCTCGCGGAACGCATCGCCGAGCTCGAGACGCCGACCGGCACGTCGGTGAACTCTCTCGTCGATCAGGTGCAGGAAGCCATCGCGAACATCGACACGACGGTGACAGCGTCGATCGCTGCGAACTCGTACACGAAGTCGCAGATCGACTCGAAGATCGCGTCACCAGGTGCGATCACAC